AAGTCCTCCGCAATCCTTATGAGTTCCCGTTTCTTTTCATCTGAAATCTTCATTTCTCCAAAGAACTCTTCATATGGAACTGATCGAATGATATTTAATTCATCTATTCTTGCTGTATCGCTCATACATTCTGCAATTCAGGACTATTGCCTATCTGATCAGACGGGTCTTGCATGATCTTATCTGCGTCTGGCCTGATTGTATCCGTCGTTTCATCAGCCCCATCGCTCGTCTTAGCATTTTTCTCTTGGTAAGCTTTAACCCCATCACTACTTCTGAGGACGACTTGCGCAGGGTCAGCGAATAACGGTATTGTGGAAACAACATCTTCAAGTGCAAAACCGTGCGACAACAACGTCGCCACACTATTTACCTTCACCGTTAGTTCATGGTTCTTAGGTCTGCGTGTATTCGGCTGTACATCCCATGTCCTTAGCTTCAGCATCGGGTTATCAGATTTGACATCGGAGGACTCCCTGATAGCGGCCAATACCACATCAACCTCTTGCATCTTGCATCCGTCAGTAATTCTTTCCTGTGCGCTTGCAACCACTTCTGCGTCGCTCCAACCAGAAGCATCATCCATTGCTATGCCAGTAGAACCACCAGAATTGTCATTCCTCTGCGGTACATGCGCTTTCTGTAAGATGTATGCCCTTCTCGATGAATATGTGTCCATAATCCCAGACAGCCCGTAATCCATCGTGAGCGGCTTAATAAATGGCTGCTTTCCGTCAGGAGTTGTATATGTATTAATCCAGTCTCCTGATTCTGGTGTCGCAATCCTTTCAGTAGTAGTCCCGTCCTCGTTTTTCACAATCTCTTTCGGGAATTCAACATCATTTGTATGCCACACCGCTAAGACATTCTGGTCAACGGCATTGGCCGCATCTGATACCAGCAGGTTTAATCCAACCAGTTCGGATAAAAGCCTTTCAAAACATCCCTGACGGTCATACGACCGAATCCATTCAATAATCGGGATTCTTCCTAACGGATTCTTTTCTCCGCTTCTCTCTTCATGCGTCCATGTTCCACCACGATTAGCCAATTCAAATCGCGTATCCTTTGTGAAACATGTATAGAAAGAGTTTTTGTTCTTATCCGTCCTGAAGGTAACACCAAGAATGGGGCGCTTGTCCGTATAGTAGTTGGACTTAATGACAAATGCATTCCGAGGGTCTAATACGTCTCTTGTGAAGTAGCTATGCCCCTCTTCCCATTCAGTGTTGATGTCAATAAACGTATATCCAATACCAGTGATCTCAATGAACCGTGCTAACTCCTGAGAGGCTTTGTCGTTTCCAGACATCGCGTAGCACTCGTTAAGCATTTGAATAGCTTCTGCTTCTAACGCATTTTCCTTCTTATCGTTGCCTCTCTGAACCAGCGTTATAGGATATCCCCAGTGGAAACCTAACTTAAAGTCCGTGATAGTATTTGCCACATTATCGACGATCTCCCAGTCCACATCAGAACGAAACGTCTTAACGCGATCTAAAGGCTGCTTACCTGCTTCGAAGTCAATCAAGGTTGTGCAATCCATTGCGTTAATTTCGTGGTCTTTAATCGCCTTTTGAAGGATATCAATGATATTATCCTTGTCGATTTCAAATTCATCGGTTATTAAGTTTATGCGTCCACGATGTCTTGTATTAATCATGTTTAATCTTCTGAAAGTAGTGCGTACCAACCAATCGCCGCTGTAATCCCGAACAAAAGAAGTCCTGCTATCATACGACTATCCCTATTCTCTGACCGGGATAAATCAAATTCGGATTCGTGATCTGCGGGTTGTCTTTCAATATTTTTTGAACCGTTGTGTTGTACTTCTGCGCTATCGATGACAACGTATCTCCTGCGCTGACTGTGTACACAATCCCCTTTGGAGCGTTCGGCTTACTCTCAAATCGCTTGTTGATAATATCCTGTACCGCCCTGTATCTGCTACCAAGCGCTTTCTTCCGTGCTTCGCCTGTTCCAAATACTCCGTCAATCGCCATATCCGCAAGCTGTTCATCTGTGTACTGCGATAAGTCATTAGACGGCTTCGGAACGCTCCCTCCCACATAGGTAAAATACGGAAGCATACCATGCTTCGTCCACTTTCTGCCGTCGTAACCGTCCTTCTTTCCGATATTCAAAACAGCCGTAATCTGTACGCCGTTCTTCCAAGACGGAGTACACTCAACAGCAAGCCTATCCCCGATATAGATGCCTGCGTGACCATCCATCCAAAGCATCTCACCGATCTGAACATTCTTAAAGTCCGTTGACACTCCGACGCACTTTGCTATCATGGTGTTCTCGCCGATGTCGCCGACACCGTTTGAACCGTACTTCGCACCGCCATAGACATCGCTCAGATTGCCACACCATCCCCACAAAATGCCTTTGAGCAGACAGACACAATCAAATCCGAACGTGTCAGGCGATAAAGCCATGATTTGAGCAGCGTGTGTCCTGTTATAAGACGTGTTCTGCGTGTATCTCTGTTTGTTCGCGTTTGTCATCGGAGCACCAAAACATCCGTTGACATAGTACGTCTTGTAATGCGTGGCGATCTCTATTGCGGTCGCGGCAAATTCAAGATTTGTTTTGATTGGATTCTGGAATTGAAACCCCATCTTGCTACCTGCTTTCGCGTTCCTGTCATAATACCCTTGCGATGTTTGATACCTTTTATTAAGTGCCGCTTGTGATTTATCAAAAGGATTCTCGAATTGAACCATCACGACATCGCTTGCCTGTCTAACGCTTTTCGTAGTTGTCAAGACGTTATACACGCTCCTGTAAGACGACGATAATTCGACCATCAGGAAGTCCAGTTGCATTAATTCATTGGAAATAGAAACACCCCTTGACCTTGCATATTTCAAGAGGTTTTCTTTCCGGCTCCAATACGTCCATTGCGCAAGACCGTAACCGGCTGAATCATGAACAAAGTTTAGGTAAGCACCACTATCGACTGCGTTTGTATAAGACTCATCATTTAAGCCGATCTTATACTCATATCCGTTTTCAAGATTGTTTGACCGCAAGCCTGATTCATGCGCTAAATTGCCCATCAAACCTGCCGCTCCCTCTGGCGTTAAACCTTTACCTATGAAATAATCGAAGATTTGTTTTTCGGTCATCCCTGTACAATTTCCTTTACCTTTTCGTTCTGTTCGATCATCGGTCGCATTTCATCCAACGCCCTGTCAACTAATTCCGAGAATTTTTCAAAGGAAATAACCATTGCAATCCAACTAAACTTAGACACGAATAAGTCATATACATAGCGAAGTTTCAGCTTGCCCGTACCTCCACCGTATTCCTTTTCTGCCATCGTTACGGCGTAAAGAAGCCACTCACGAACCTTTTCAAGCTGTTCGTCCTTCGGTAATCCGAAGAACTTCTTGACGGTAATAAAAATGGCGGCAACAACCACCGCCAAAACCACTAACATAAACCAGTTGTTAATCAGCCATTCCATATCAGTACCCTCCGTTCATATTCGATGTTTCAAGACTGCTTTTGACCATATCCGCAATCAATTCGGGGTCTATCTCATACGCCTTTGCAATCTTCAAGGTGTTTTCGCGTCTTGCTTTGTCGTAATAAAATCCATGCGCTGTTGTCACAAGACCAACGATGCCCATGTCCAAAGTAACAAGCGCGGAAACTTCAAAACCCTTAAACGCTGCTATGAATGTAGCAATCGTCACGGCAGTTAAAAGGAAATCGCAAAATACCACAATCTTCTTGCTTGCTTCAATTTTTTTCTTTTCCTTCTTCATTTCTCGCTTTACCTGCCGCTATGTCATCCATCCTTTTGTGCGCAGATTTTGTGGACTGTTCAACGATAACGACTCTCTCCCTTAAATCAGATACATCTTTCTTAATCTCTCTGATTTCACCCTTGATTTCTGTTGTATCGTCCTTGATATGATCTAACTTGATCATAACCTCTGTGATACGTCCAACATCTTGTGTGACTTGTGTTCGGGTATCAGAAATATCCTCTTTTTTCGCCCGTTTTGCATACTCATACCTTGCAAACGCAAAACCACCTATCGCACACATCACGCTCAAAACCGTAACAATTGATTGCCACTCTATCATCCGTTGCACCTCACTCGTATTCGTACACGTTAATGCTATTGGTTATCAGTTTCCCCGAACCTAAATTAAAAGGCATCGTCTGTTTTGTTACCCTCGGAGGAACAATAACTTCAATTCTCTTTGAAGTATTTACAACTGGTTCGTCGCTTCCGACGACAAAAGAATCTCCCATCATACTTCTACCGAGGTAAAAAGAAAGACGCTTTTTTAGCGTCCCATATGGCGTACCGTTTTTATTCAGATCAGGTTGTTTGCCATAAACAATCATATTCTGCTACCTATATCTGCCAATGTAGCCAGTCCTGTTAATACCAAATCCTGTTCAATTCCCGTGGAGTTGTCTTTAATAACGATAGCTTTCTTATCAAGGTTCCACGTGAAACTGTATTTGATCTCATCAAGATTCCCGACCTGCGATAATGCATTTGAAATCGCCTGATTCTCAACCCCTCTTTTCGATGTAAGGGAGAGTGCCGAATCTAAAATCACATCTGACTTATTTGCCTTATCCGCCGTAAGCTGAAGCAGATTCGTATTGATCGTTGCGATATTACCGTTCAGTGCGGAGATCGCAGACTGCGTAGACGTTGCGCCATTCTTTAAGTCGGTCACATCGTCTACAACAGTGTCCCATCCATTTACACTACCCGTGCCGTCTGCCTCTGCATGAACCTGACCATCAACCATGCTGCCCTTAATCGTGCCAAGTGAGGTGTTGGTAAACTGATCAATCGACACTGTTGCGCTTGTCCCGCTCTGTGTTAAAGTCCACTGTGCGGTGTTGGAAAAATACGTCCATCCTTTATTGTTGTCCGTTTCCCAAATCTTCGCATTATTGCTCGGCGTGTCCGTTGTGGATAATGCCGCTTGCCATGCTGCGGTTAATTCTGCCTGTGTCGGATTCGCGGAGAGGCCCGAAACAGAAACAGATGCATTAGACATTGCTTCAATGTCAGAAACGGCTTTCTGTATCGCCTGATACGTGGCGGCATTAATAACACCTGCCTGTGTCGCATCGGCAACCGGCAACGGTACGGACTGTGTTCCCGTCGTGCCTGTTTTGAGATTGACATTTGCCTCCGTCAGCGTAACCGTGGATGCTGTGGAATTGGCTGTTTCACCAGTTACAACGGTCTTATCAATATCGTCAGGTTGAACCGCCGTAGCGACTTTAGCCTTTTCTGCGTTGTCATAATCGTTCGTGGAAAGAACTTTAACGCCATCCTTCTCGACATAATTACCAAGCGCGGATGCGTCTGCTTTTGTTGCAATCGTTCCTTCTACTGTCGTAACCCTTCCTGCAAGTGCGGTATCGTCATACACCGTATCGGTAAACTTCGCACCAGAAGGAACGTTCTCCGCAACCGTATGACCGTCAAGCGCGGTTTCAACATTTCCAATACGACCACGCAACTCCGTGTCATCATAGGATGTGCCACCGCTAACATCAAGGTTTCCAGAACCAATTAACGACTGGTTGTTAATTGTCTTGATGTTGGTTCCAGATTCAAGTAACTGCTGAAAACCATAACTTGTACTCGACCATGAACCGTTTGTGACGGTATACATGAACACGTAATAATTACCGCTTAATGTTGCGAACGAGCGAATAATTACTTTATTTTCCGCTTGTTTCTGTGCCGTGATTACCGTGTAATAATCATTTCCACGCCTAATCAGCATCGGTGCAAACGGTTCTTTTGCGCTGTCAATGTGTGCAATAATCTCCTGCGCCGTTGTGACATTGTATTCGGCAATAAAGACTTTTGCGTCCACATCTGTTTTATCAGCCTTGCCCTGAATCGCGGTTTCCTGCGCGTCAACCTTCTCGTCAAGCGTCGCAATGCCACTGTCCATCTTATTCAGATTTTCAGCATTGATAGGTGTTGTCTTACTGACCTCTTCGTTTACCCAATTTACTCGATTATAAGCCATATCATTCACCCTTCATGGGATATAAAGTGTTGGACGGGAATAAATCATTGCGAGGATATAACCCCGTCGTCGGTGTCGGCTGTTTCACCTTAATCTTCCCCACAAAAACAATCTTGTTCGGAGCGAAGTGTTGCGTGTTCGGTTTTTGTCCTTTAAGGATTATGCTCATGCCGCTACCTCAAGAAGCGCACCGTTTGACGGTCTTAAAATCCTTCCGCTTGCATAAGATGAACTGTCGCCGTTTTGGACAATATCGTAAATCTGCTGTGCGGTAAGTCCCGATGTGTTGATAATCACAACTTCACCGCTGTGCAACTTGAACGGCGCGTAGTATGCTACTTTCGAGTTGCCTTGCAGAATTTCCCCTTCACAAATCACGCCGTAACCTTGCGCTGCGCCCACTGCTTCATTCAGTATATATATATTCGCGTTCGGATTTCCGCTTGACGTGCCACTCATGTTTTGCGTGTATGTCTTAGTGCCTTGCGTAAGAGTAACGCCGCTTGCGTTTC